TATTATAAAAAGAAAAATAATACAGTGTCTGTCAATGTGAACTCTAGAGTTTTTTCTGACGTCATTAAATATTTGTGTCCGGGGGATTGCTATACAAAATTAATAAAACATGATGTATTGTTTTCAAATAGAGATTTCTTAAAAGGTTTCATTATTGGAATGTGGAATGGGGATGGTCATATTAGAGATGATTTAGCTACTATTCAGTTGACTAATAAAAATCTTATAAATCAGATTAAAATGTCACTATCTTATTTTGGAATCAACTCCTCTTTTTTAAAACCCAAAAGAAAAAAGACTGAAAAAATTAAAGGAAAAATAGTAAATCAGTCCAATGCGTGGAAATTAAATGTATCTGGAGAAGATTTTATTAAGTTTATGAGTATTTTTTATAATATTCAAATCAACACAAAAACTAGAAAAAATAAAATTCGCTTTAATGAGTCATGTATTTATGACTTCAAGAACAGGGAGCTTATTGATTATAATGGTTTTGTTTATAATTTAGAGGTTGATGAAGATCATTCATATTCTACCCCAAATGCAACTACACATAATTGCTTCGCAAAAGATAGTCAAGGCTTCTTTAAAAGAAGCCTTATTGAATCATGTGTTGGAACTCAACAAAACCCAATTTCTCTTCCAAGTGGAGACATTTGGTTTGATCCATTGTTGGTTGGTTTTAAAGACCGCAAATATGTTATGGCTGTAGACCCCGCTTCTGAAGTAGATAATTTTAGTATTGTTATTTTGGAGGTACATCCGGATCATAGACGCATCGTTTATTGTTGGACATTTACAAGACAAGAGCATAGAGAAAGACTTAAAAAAGGTCTTACAAAAGAAGATAACTTCTTTAATCACTGTGCTCGAAAAATTAGAGATCTTATGAGGATGTTCCCAATTGTTCATATTGCTATGGATGCTCAAGGTGGAGGTTTACCAGTTTCTGAAGCTCTCCAAGATAAAGAAAAGTTATTAGCTGGAGAAAGAAGAATCCTTCCAGTCATTGACGAAAATAATCCTAAAGACACTGATGATGAAGAAGGACTCCATATTTTGGAAATGTGTCAAAACGCTAAATATGAATGGTATGCAGAAGCGAACCACGGAATGCGTAAGGACTTTGAAGATAAGACTTTACTTTTTCCTAGATTTGACCCTGTTACTATAGAGCTATCTATTCAACAAGACAAGAGTAATAATCGAGTCTACGATACGTTGGAAGACTGTGTCATGGAAATTGAAGAACTTAAAAATGAACTGTCCCTAATTGAAATTACGAAAAAGCCTAGCGGAAGAGACCATTGGGATACTCCTGAAATAAAAATAGGAGTTGGCAAAAAAGAAAGAATGAGAAAAGACCGTTATTCTGCACTCATGATGGCTAATATGGCCGCAAGATCAATAAATTTCTATGAACAGCAAAAGGCTTATAATTGTTACGGAGGGTTTGCTGTCATGAATACTAAAAACGCACGTCCTTCCGGTCCTGCTTATGACGGGCCTACGTGGTTTACAAGTCAAATAAACGGTTTGTATTAATTATGGTGTATAAGTAATTGAATTGCAATCTAATTAAGGTAAAAAAATGAGCAACGAAAATACACCGTATTTATTCTGGAATACGAAAGCTGAACAGAAAGAAGCTTTTGAAAAAGCGGGCGACAATATTAATTGTTATGATGGAATCCGTAGCAGTAATGCTAGTCGTAGATCTTATCTTGACATAGAACCTAATATTTCTGTACGTCCTTCTTTTACTAGAGAAGACTATTATAGATTCCGTGATGTGGAAGCTCCGGGAGCTACTTATAAGGCAAGTATACAGCAATGTATGAAAGCTTACGAAAAGGTTGGAATCATTCGGAATGTAATTGATTTGATGGGTGACTTCGCTTCTCAAGGGATTACTCTTAATCATCCAAATAAAAGTGTAGAAAGATTTTATCGAAAGTGGTGGGCTAGGGTTGGCGGGACAGAACGTTCTGAGCGTTTTCTTAATATGTTGTATAGAACGGGTAATGTCTTTATTTATAAAAGATATGGAAAACTAACTAAAAAACAACAAAAGGAAATGTCTAAGGCTATAACTCTTGAAGACAGACCTATAGAAACAAAGAGTGTTAAACCCTTTGTTAGAAATATTCCACTTAGATACAGTTTTCTTAATCCTCTAAATATAGAAATAGAAGGCGATTATGCTGGATTATTTTTGGATACTGGAAAGTATAAGATGAGGATTCCTTCTTCTCTTAAACAGTCATTTAAAAAGAATAAAACGCTTTTTGATTCTCTTCCCGCTGGTTTAAAAAAGGCGATTAACGAAGGACACAAAGAAATAGATATAGACCCATCTAAGCTCTCAGTTTTTTATTACAAAAAAGACGATTGGAGTATGTGGGCTTATCCTATGATCAATCCAATTATTGATGACATCATCATGCTGGAAAAAATGAAATTAGCAGATATGTCTGCTTTAGACGGAGCTATTTCTAATATTCGCCTTTGGACTCTTGGTAGTTTGGAACATAAGATTTTACCTAACAGGGCAGCTATTGACAAGCTTCGTAATATCTTAGCTTCCAATGTTGGTGGTGGTACTATGGATTTAGTATGGGGTCCAGAAATTGACTTCAAAGAAAGTAACACTCAAATTTATAAATTCTTGGGTGATCAAAAATATATTCCAGTTCTTAATAGCATCTACGCTGGTATTGGTATTCCTCCTACGCTTACAGGACTTGCCGGTCAAAGTGGTGGGTTTACTAACAACTTTATTTCTCTTAAAACACTTATTGAGCGATTAGAATATGGTCGTGATTTATTAACTCAATTTTGGACAGAGGAAATAGCTTATATACAAAAGGCTATGGGGTTTTCTAAGCCAGCAACTCTTCATTACGACCATATGATTCTAGCTGATGAATCGGCTGAAAAAAATCTATTAATTCAGTTAGCTGATAGAGACATTATTTCTACTGAAACACTTAGAGATCGTTTTGGTGAAGATAATTCTGTTGAGGAGTCTCGAATTCAATCTGAATACAAAAAGAGAGAAAAGAAAAAGTTGCCTCCAAAAGCAGATCCTTATCATAAAGATTCTGAACCTGAATATATCAAAACAGCACTTGGTAAAGGAGAGCTTTCAATTCAGGATGTTACAGATATTAAACCTAGTCATCCTGAGGTTTTAGATCCACAACCTCAAACTCCAAATCAACCAAATAATAAAAATCCGGGAGACAAAGGGGGGAGACCTGATTTTTCTAAAGATACTCAACCTCGAAAGAAACGAGCCGAAAAGCCTAAAAGCAAACCTTCAGAAGCATCCGCTTTATTAATTTGGTCTTCAGAAGCACAAAAGACTATTTCTAAATTTTTAAATCCAGCTTTATTAAATTATTACGCTAAATCAAACCTTCGAGAACTTAGTAAAGAAGAGTCTTTGGAATTAGAGGAAATTAAATTTAAAGTCCTTTGTAAGCTAACTCCATTTAATGAAGTAACTCCTGAAAAATTAGTCAATATTTTAGATTCTGACATTTCTTTGTCTAAAGAGATTACCGAAAGAAAAATTGAGTTTTATCAATCTTTTGTAAGAAAAAATGAAAGAACTCCAACCATAGATGAGCTAAGACAAATCTACGGAACGACTTATTCCTTTTCGTTTTTTGAGTAAATTAACGAAAAAAATATTTTTTGGTGTATACACAACATAGAAGGGTATTACACATATGCAAATCTATCAATCTGAAATCGACGCTGGTCTATCTGATGCATTAACCAAAGCATCTATTGCTTTTGAATGTGATATTGTAGATTCAGTTGTTCCTAAAGATGATAAAAAGATCCAACAGTCTTTAGCCTTTTTGGGTCTAGATTCGCAACGTCAACATGATCTTTATTACCTAAATTCGGTACTCGTATCGGCTGGATGGAATAAAAATGATGACGTTTTTTCTGTAGCTGGTTTATGGGCCGCAAAAGACACGCCAGTTCACAAACAATTTAATTACATGCATGATGATACTGATATCATCGGCCATATTACTAACTCTATTGTGTTAGATCAAAACGGTAAAGAAGTAAAGGCATCTTCAGCAGACCAGTTGCCCGAAACTTTTGATATTATTACAAGTGCAGTAATTTATAAAACTTGGTCTGATCAAGATATGCGTGAGCGTATCCTTACTCTTATTGATGAAATTGATGAGGGTAAGTGGTACGTTTCAATGGAATGCGTATTTAATGATTTTGATTACGCTATTGTGTCTCCAGAAGGTGAGCAGCGAGTTCTCTCTCGTCAAGAAGAAACAGCTTTCTTAACTAAACACCTTAGAGCTTATGGAGGCGAAGGGGAATTCGAAGGATACAAAGTAGGTAGACTTCTTAAGAATTTCTATTTTACTGGAAAAGGTCTAGTAAATAAACCTGCAAATCCTAGAAGCGTTATTTTAGGTAAGGATTCCAATCCTTTTGATACAAAAGCACAACTAAATGTAAACAACTTTTTAACCGCTACGGAGTCTAATATGGCTGATACAAACAAGCAAGTTGAAGACTTGCAGGCACAGCTTGATGCTGCTAAAGCACAGGTTGAGTCTACAAAAGCCGATCTACAAAAGAAGATCGACGAAAAAGATTCTGCTCTAGCTGCTAAAGATGAAACCATCTCTTCTTTAGAAAAAGAGCTTGCAGAAGCAAAAGAATCGCTTGAAGTTGCAGAAAAGAAATGCAAAGAAGGCGAAGAAAAGATGGAAGATATGAAAAAGAAGAACGACGACATGAAAAACAATCTTAAGAATATGAAGCGTAAGGCTTCTCTTAAGGAAGCTGGTTGCGACGAAGATCAAGCAGAAGCTTATCTTGTGAAGTTCGCAGAAGCTAGCGATGAAATGTTTAACGATGTTGTTGCTCTTATTCAACCTCAAAAACCTGAACCTGCTCCTGAGCCAGTTGAAGAACCGGCAGATCCAGCAGAAGCAGAAGAAGCTAATCCAGACGATGTAGATGACGTAGAAGAACCAGCAGAAGCTGGACTTAATACTCCTACTGATGAGGATGAGCCTAAATTAGCAGTAGCTTCGGCTGCTGACTGGATGCGTAAGCACGTTCTTTCAAGTACTAAAAACCTTAAACAGGAGTAATTAAATTATGGCACTTAAAGGTGATCGTCACGAATTCGACACAGACATTTCTTATTTCATGAACGAAGCCGCAGAAGCTGGTGTTGTTGTTTGTGTTAGCACACAGGGTTCTGGTGCTGCAATGGACAACTCTTCTGCTCTTGCGACTGTAAAAGCTGAGGCAAGTGGAGCAATTCCTCTAGGTATTCTCCTAAACAAAATGGTCGATATCGACCAAACTCGTCAACATCTTAACTTCCATCAAGATGAAGTAATCAAAGGTGACAAAGTTACTATCCTTACTAAAGGATTTGTTGTAACTGACCAAATCTCTGGTACACCAACTGCTGGAGCAACAGCCTATGTTGCTGACAGTGGAAAGATTGCTGGAACTCAAGATGGTACTGCTGTAGCTATTGGGCGTTTCTTGTCAACAAAAGACGCAGATGGTTATGCAAAAGTTTCTGTTAACCTTCCGTAATCAATTAGGAGAATAATAAACTATGAGTTTTCTAACAAAACCTGATGAAAATTTCATCAATATGCTTAAACAGTCTGCTAGTGACATTCCAGAAGAACGTCATGAAGCTATGGCTGGAATTGCAACAGCAATTCAAACCCCTCTTCGCGAAGGCGTTCTCTATGGAGATATTACTGGCAATATCTTTGAGCGTGTTCAAATGGCTCCGGGAACAAGCACAGAATTCCCTCTTGACCTACTTTCACCGGGACAAGAAGATGACTTCATTGCTTACGTGATTCCTCAACACGGTCGTATCCCAGAACGTAACGTTCAGGGTGACTATGTAATGATTCCTACGTACACAATCGGTAACTCTGTTGACTGGTTGCTACGTTATGCTCGTGAAGCACGTTGGGATATCGTTACTCGTGCAACTCAAGTTCTAGAAGCTGGTTTCGTCAAGAAGATGAATGACGACGCTTGGCACACACTTCTAGCTGCTGGTGTTGACCGTAACATCCTTGTCTACGACGTAGACGCTGCTGCTGGACAGTTCACAAAACGTCTTATCAGCATGATGAAAGTTGTTATGCGTCGTAATGCTGGTGGTAACAGCACATCTCTTAAACGTGGTCGCCTAACTGATGTTTATATGTCACCTGAAGGTGCTGAAGACATGAGAAATTGGGGCGTAGATCAACTTGATGAAGTTTCACGTAGAGAAGTCTATGTAGCTTCTGATAACGCAGGATCTCTTTCTCGCGTATTTGGAGTTAACATCAATGCTCTTGATGAGCTTGGTGAAGGTCAGCAATACCAAAACTACTACGAAGATTCACTAAGTGGTACTTATGGACCATCAAGTGACGTAGAACTAGTAGTTGGTCTTGACCTATCTGCAAATGATAGCTTCATCATGCCTCTTAAGCAAGAAGTTACTATCTTTGAAGATAGAGACAACATGCACCGTCAACAACGTGCTGGTCTTTACGGCTGGGCTGAGCTTGGCTTTGGGGTGCTTGACAACAGACGTGTCTTACTTGGTAGCTTCTAATAGTATAGTGTTTCTAGGAACCCTCTCTTTTGAGAGGGTTTCTTTTTAAAAAACATGAGCTTATTAAAAACCTTCGATTGGAGAAAAAATTGAAAAATTATAGTGGAATAGATAATGATAAAGATATTTATTCTATGATTATAAAAGGAATGTCTGCATACGCTATTTCTAAAAACACAAAGTATAGCAAATCGACTATTCTTAGATTTATGCATAGGGAAAATATTTTATTACATAAAAGCAAGCGTGATGACAACAATCTACTAAAAGACAAAAAAGATAAAGTCATTGAATTACACGAACAAGGATTAAGTCAAAACCAAATTGCTGAAATTGTTGGACATTCAAGTTCTTCTATTTGCAAACTAATACAAAAACTAAATCTTCAGCCAAGAGAATGGAAGTACAAAGTAAATGAATCGTTTTTTTCTAACTTAGAGCATCAAGATCAAGCCTATGTGCTTGGGTGGTTTTTTTCTGATGGTTGTGTTAGTAATGAAGGTAAATGTAGAATACAAATTCAAGAAGAAGACCGTAAAA